TCGCGTTCCCTGTTGGGGGTTTGGGTTTTTTTTTTTTTTTTTTTTTTTTTTTTCGTTTCAGAATCTTGAGAATGTTTTTCCATCTTTTGTCTGTGCGATGGTCTCCCAGAAGATTTCGTCTAGATATCTTGTTGTATCAACGTAGTTAATGTCAATACGCTTGATGAAAAAAAAGTCATAAAACTCTTCTTTTTCGTTGACTGCGGTATATTTAACTGCTTTGTATTGATAGTTTTTCGTGTAGACTGTTTTTTCTTCGAAGACCTTTTTGAGAAATTCAGTTTTGACTTTCATTGGTTTATCTCCTTTCCTTTTATGCTTCTATTGTAGCATAGAAATTTCTATTTGTCAATAGGATTTTCTATTGCTCCAGTATTTTTTTTTTCAGGTAGTTTCCACGTTTACTCACGCGATAGCGTCTCCACCGCGTCCCCCGTCCCCGCAAAGGCAAAGCCTTTGCCCTTCCAAAACAGACTGGTAGGGGCTTCTGTTACGTAGTGTCTAACGTGACGGTGGGAACGTGGGCGTGCGTGTAATACGCCCACGAATTTTTCGCAAGGGCAAAGCCCTTGCCCTTGCAATACAGACTGGCATAGGTTTCCGTTGCGCTGTTGGTTGCGTGCGGTCGGGTAGGCTGGAAGAAATTTTGCGGCCTTTTGCGGCAGTTCGTGCGCGTGCTGGCCATTGTTACTTCGTCTCCCCGTCCCCCGTATTGATATTTTCTCTTGACAATTCATTCTTACTGTGGTAATATTTAGCCATGGAAATGAAAGGTGGTTTTCTCACATGAAAATTGTTGTTAAACTTGATTATGCTACTTTTGCTTTTGAGCAGGGTTCAATTTCTATTTCCAAAATCGAAGATTCTCTTGCTCAGTGTGATTTGCATTTTTCGCAGACTTCCAACGCAAGTGAGAATTCCCCTTGTAATTCTCCTGCGGGACTCTTCTATAAACCGAATAACGGCTCGAAACTGTCTCCGCATTCTTTACATGTTTCTGGTCATGGTTGTGAGCTTTTCCGTCCTACCCTGCCCCGTCTCGCGTCATTGATGCAAGAAGGTCATGAATTTGGTCATTTTTCTCGTCTTGACTTTTGTTTTGATGTTGTTATGACAAAGCAACGGTGGCGCGAGTTTTATTTGGGTGTTATCTCTGCTTCCGTTGATGAGATGAATTTTCCCGAAAAAGCCCGTAAGGTTCGCAAATTCATGTATCAGGGCTACGGCGATTCCACTACCGTTTATATCGGTCGTAGAACGTCATCTGCTGTCTTCTGCCGTATCTATAATAAGTCCCTTCAAGACCCCGAAAAAAAGCTTTGTGTGGCTTCTGGTGAGCTTTTGGATTGTCCCGATGATTCTTATATCATTCGTTACGAGATGGAGTTGAAATATACTTCTCGTGTGAATTCTTCCGGTCGTACTGTTTATGACCCATCTCCGCTCTTTTGGTCTTATTATGAAGACCCTGAGAAGCTTTTTTCCTATCTTCGTAAAGTTTGGAATCGCTACGGGAATGAAACTCTTCTCCCCGATGGCTGGGATGATATGCAGTTCGTAACCGATATTGAAGCACGCGGAATTCGTTACACTGATGACTTTTTGTGTCCTCTTAGTGATGACCTTGCTAAGAAATTCTCCGTCTCTATCCATACCGAGGAGCAAAAAATGTCCTATGTTGCTAACGTCTTCGGTCATCGTATCATTGATATCCTGCTTTATCGTCCTGAGCTTCTTTTCCTCGCTTGTTGTAAGTGGGAACGGTATTATAATGAGCGTCTTCCGTTCTCCCCTCTTGCGTTAACACAGGAAGTCGCGCAATTTTCTGAGTCTTCGCGCATTGCCGTTGAGGAATTTCGCGAATTTGCTGATGACCCCTCTCCCTTTAGTGAAGTCGGGTTTGATGATATATCTTTATTCTGATGAAAGGATGGTCGCTGTATGAATGTTACTGTAGTTGGTAAGTCCCGCCGCGCTGGTACTACTAAGCAGGGCAAAGACTATGATTTTACTACTCTCATGGCCGAATATTCGATGCGTGCAAACGATGACAATGTCGGTGTGCAGGTTGATAGAATCAATGTCGATGCTCGCATGATGCCGTATGCGCTTATTGTTGTCGGCGCTATGTACGATCTTGACTTTGACCGTAACGGTTATCTTCTCGGAATTGAGGAAGTTTAACTTCCTTTGTTCAAACCCCAATTTCATTTCCTGTGGGAGAGCGGTTCGCCGCTCTCACATGGCGGGGTGGTGCAACGGTAGCACGTCGCGCTCTGAACGCGAAACTGTAGGTTCGAATCCTAACCCCGCAACCAAAACGGATGTGACCTCCGTTATTCGATGTCGCGAAAGGTGGTGGCGAAGTGAAAAAAAAGCAGCGGTGTTTTTATAAGCGCTTCGCTGCCCTTGTCGCGGCTCTGATTGTTTGTTCTTCTTTTTGTGTTCCTGCGTTTGCTTCCAATAATGCATCTTCTTTTGAGTGGGTCGTTATTGATAAGCGTGATATGTATGGTGAGAGTGGTACTTTAACTCCTTATCTTCATCTTTCACCATATGTCAACGGTGAAGTTTATGCTGCTACTTTCGAAACTTTTTTTTCTTCTTACCTGAACACTTTTTATGATGGTTCTCGTGATTCTCCCTATCACGACTTTGTCCAAGTCTGGGCTTGCCCTGTTAATTATCCTGACTGGTGGCGTGCTGATTTGCCCCTTGGTCGTACTTCTTATGTTGAGTTAGACAGTCCGGAAATTATTTCCTCTGGTACTTCTTCTCTTTTTAATTCGATTTCTTCTTTTTATTTAGTTCCCCAAAATAAAACGTATTCTTTTGATATTTCTACTTCCGAAGTTATCCGTCGGCGTTCTGGTTCTTCCAGTGCTGATACTTTTCTTAGTTCTGCTTCCCCTTTTTATGTTGTTCGTACTTTTTCTCCTTCTAGATTAGGTGAGCTTGATAATAATTCTGGTTCCGGTGGTGATTATTTTACTATTTCCGGCCCTTCTATTTCTTTGCCTTCTTCTTCTCCTTCTGTTTCTCTCCTTTGGAATGCTCAGTATGTTTTGCATTTGAATCAGAATCAACAACATTATTCTTGGGCTCATCTTGATACCGTGCCGAATGCTTCTCTTTCTTCCTTGCAATGGCTTATTCTTCCTGATATGGAAGGTTGGTCAGATGCTCAGTATTTGTCCCTTGATGGGAAAACTCTCAAATTCTCTATTCGTCTCAGTTTCTGGATTGATGCTAATAAGCTCCCGGCTGGTTTGAATGTCGGTGATTCTTTCCCCGCTTCTGACGAATTTGATTCTTTGCGTGATTCCCTTTTGGATAGATATGATGTCGAAACTAAGATTCGTGATTCTGAGTCTTTTCTTGATGAAGCTATTAATGGCCTTGATTCTGTTGATTCTGACGTTGCTTCCGCCGCTTCTGGTCTTCTTGGCGGGCTTTTTCAGAACTTAGGTGCATTCCTGTTTTCTGTTTCTCTCCTTTGCTTCGGTGCTGTTGTTCTCCGAATGCTCATTAGAAAGGCGGTCGACGGATGACTTTTCTGGATTTCTTCAATTCGGTCTTTGGCCTTTTTGGTTCTGGTGGCGCTCTCGTTATTGCCGTTGTTGTTTTTCTTGTCGGCCTCGGTATTTATAAGTTCGTAAAGGATTGGTTGCCATGGTAGACTTTGTTTCCGCTCTTGGTGTTTTTACCTCGTTTATCGCCAACGTGCTTTCTATTTCCTTTTTTGGTTTCGGTACTTTTGGCAACTTTATTTTGGTTTGTCTTCTGCTTTCGCTTGTTGGCTTTGTTCTCCGTGGCCTTTGGGATGGGGGTGAAAAATAATGGAAGTCCCAGCTATTATCAAAACTTGGGTTGATTCTGACGGCGTTACCGTCTACACTGTGCAGTATAAAGATGGTAGTACTTGCGATATGACCGTGGAGCAGTTTGATTATCTCAAGGCATCGGCGAATGCCGTCTCCGACTTGGATGCTAATTCTTCTGCTGATTCTCAGCTGGAAGAAACGTCTCCTGCTGAGCCTTCGCAGAACATTACCGAAAGTCCCGACCTTCGCGAAGGTTATGTGTCGCAGGAAGAAGAATTGCCTTTCGAAGGGAGCTTAACTGCTTATGATGACCGCGCCGCAGATACTCCGGCTTTGTATGCTAATCTCCCTAACGTCTCTAATAGTTTCACTGCTATTATGGATTGGTTCGGAGACACTTTTTTTATTGAACGTAGTGAGACGGTCCACAAGTCCGGTTATACGTCCGAACGGTATTCCTATAACAGTTCGACTCAACTTATTCAACTACCTTACGAGGAAGATTCCACTACTACTTCACAAGTTCTCAACCCGCAAGCTTGCGTTTCTGCTCTGCTTGTTGTCCTTGTCTTCGTTACTTCTGTTACATGGATTAAAAACGCGATTTGGGGGCGCATGAGTTGATGGAAATTCTCCCTTTGCAGTATTGTTTCGGCATATTTTCAGTTCCCGAGATTGGCTATTTTATCGTTTTTGCTGGTGCTTTTTCTTTGTTGGTTCTCCTGCTCCGTCCGTGACAGGTGTCCATAAAAAAAATCTTATGAAAGGATGATGACTTCAGGCCGCTACCTCTACTATTGCTACTCTGCTTTCTCAGGTCGGTGATTTTTTCACCCAGATGATTACTTGGATGGGTCAGCTCTTGGACTTCTATGAAGCTCAGCCGATTCTCCTTGTATTCGTTCTTCTTATGATTGCTGGTGTCGTGCTTCGCATTCTGCGCCGCTGGATTCCCGGTCGTTCCTAAGAATTGAGAGAAAACGCCGCCGACCATTTTTAAATGGTCGGCGACGTTTTCTCATTTTAGAAAGGATTATATGTTATGCTTTATGGTATTCTTTTCTTTTGTATTTGCTGGCTATTTGTATATATTGATAATTATTGCAAAAACCCCTACAAGCTTGAGGCTGTTGTTGGTTCAAAAGGCTCTGGTAAGTCTCTGTATATGTCTCGTGTTGCTGATAAGTGGCTACGTGCTAATAAGGGGCTTATTTATAGCAATATGGGTATTGGTTATGAGTTAGAGCCTGAATACTGGAAACAAACTTTTCTTCCCGATTCCCTTATTCTTATCGATGAAATCGGCGTGCTTCACTCTAACCGTGATTTTAAAACTATGCCCCGCGAAGCTGTTGAGTTTTTTAAGATGCAGCGTAAATATCATTTGACGATTATTGTATCGTCTCAGACCATGGACTTTGATAAAAAGATTCGTGACCTCTGCGACCACATTTATCTTTGCAACCGCATTGGCTGGTTTTGTCGCCTTACTCCTTATCGCTCCTGTATTGCTATGGAACATCGCCCCGAGGGAGGCCAAGAACTGGTTAACACGGTGCGCAAAGCAGGCCGGGCAAGATGGTATACCATCCCCAAATCTGTAAAGCGGGTAAGTGCCTTAGAATACGATACAGAGCAGGTTATCAGCAAGTATCCTTCGGAGTGAGAAAAAAGTTCTCCCCGTGCCCCCGTAGGGGGTCAGGGGAGTTCTTTTTTTTTTTTTTTTTTTTTTTT